TGGTATCAGAGCCATGAGTATTGAAAAATACATAAGATCTTCGGATCAATATAACCCAATAACAAGGTTATACGAGGTATATACGCATATACCCCGGATCGGCAGCGTAGAGATACGTTTTGCTAAGTCATCTACATACGGTGTAGAGGACACATCCGCTAGGATGAGCATGTATACTGCCATCAGATCCGTTTGATGGTGCGCGTACTAAGTATAACTAAGTTATATAATTGTTGAAAAACAAAATGGATTTATATCCAACCAAAGAGGAAGATACCCCTCAAAATCAAACTGAGAAATACGTTTTCTCAAAAGAAGATTCATCTGGATATTCGGCTGAATTAATGGTCAATAATGACTTATTAAAAACTATTTCTAAAACTAAATTAACTTTAGAAAAAGAAAAAGTTTTTAGAATGACAAATCCTTTAACCTCAATGGTTAAAAGCCTGTGTCAGAGAAAGAACCACATATTCTATTGCGTAACTACGAAAGAGTTATCAATAGATATTTGTGAATCTTCAGGTAAAGTCTACTTACCTCTTCTAACAAATGAAGAGATAAATGGGCGATTAACCAAAGTCGATCCAAGGATCAGACAAACACTCTCTATTGTTCATATAGGTGCAGTGAAGATATTGCTCAAAGCGCAATTCAGAAACGGGATCAACTCTCCCGTCAAACTCGCTCTCATTGATGACCGAATCAATGACCGAAAAGACTGCCTCCTCGGAGCAGCAAGAGGTAACTTAAACTACGGTAAATTTATGTTTACCGTTTATCCAAAATTTGGTGTAAGTTTAAGAACTAAAAGGTTAAATCAAACCTTAAGCTTTATTCATGAATTTGAGAGAAATAATTTAATGAATAAAGGAGATAAAGTTATGACCATAACCTACTTAGTAGCTTATGCACTAACAAATAGTCATCACAGCATAGACTATAAATCTAGTTCTAATATTGAATTAGAAGATGTTTTCCAAGAAATTGGAAACGTTGAACAATCCGAATTTTGCATTATTGAAAATGAAGATTGTAATTGGGCAATTGATATTGCACAAAACAAAGCTGAATTGGGTAAAACTAAAAAGCTTATATCTGATAATCAATTAAAAATTGAATCAGGAGAATCTAGTAATGGTGAATTACATAGATTAAATGAAAGCGTTAATAAATTACGCGAAAAATTTGTAGAAATTTGTGGGTAGAATGAGTGATCTCACCAAACTTCCACACATCTACAAGAAAGGTGAAACGATAGTTCGTTTAAAGCCACTGGCAATAAACAAGAACGATCGGGTATATGTGTTTAGCTCCGCTAAATCCAATATACAATCAATCACCAACTCCTTGAATAATCTCAATGAGATTGTTGGGAGAATACTCCTTGGGACTTGGAAAATCAATTCATTTTTTGGATTATCCAAAGATCCCTCAGAGTCAACCTCAAAAAACCCATCTGTTTTTGATAATGCTAAAACCATTTTTAAGAGTGGGGGGGTTGATAATACAGCGTTACTAAAAGAAATCAAAACCCTTTTAGAATCGCAAAACACTAGGATTAAAAACCTAGAAAACCAATCGAAATCCTTGACGGATAAGATTGAACCTGAACCTTTAACCAAGGATGAGGTAAAAGACTTAAAAGAGTCAATTAGGTTTATCCGAGATAAGTTGAAAGACATAATCGGATAAAACTGGCGAATCTAAATCAGATTCAAAAGGAAGTATCCCAAGCCTTAGAAGAGATTAGGTCTCTAAAAAAGGATACAGAAGCCATTCTAGCAAAATTAGGATCAACCGAACCTAACAACCTAGAAGCCATTGCCGCAAAGATAATCAATGACGTTACGAAAGTAATACGAGATTGTCCTTGTAACAAGGAAATTCTGGAAGCTTTTGCTAAGCAACCAGAGAAGAAAGGTGAAATAATCCCTTCCAATAAACCTGGATCTTCTTCATCCAAGTTAAAGAAGTATTCGTACCCCAATACTGGAGTAGGAAACTCAAACCTAGGTAGTTCTGAAAACCCTAAAGCCCTTACCTGGCCTTTTGGATCATAGAATGCCTAGAACCGTGGGTCAAACCATAGATGACTTCTGGTCAAATCTAGGTGTAAACCAGCTAGATGAACATGAGTTCGATCTTATGATCAACCTCATGACCGACGATGATGTATCCTCGGATACATCCTTTGATAGTTTAACCTCTCTCTTTTCTGAGTTATTACAGGTTGAACAGGAAATCACTTCGGAAGAAGAAAGATGCCAACTTCTTGAAAAAGAAGACAGTTCTGACGAATCCATACCCAACGATTCTGATGAAGAAAGCGTTCCTGAACAAGTCAGGATGGAAAAAGGCAAAGGACCGGCCAAACCATACGACTACTTCGACAACGAAAGCAGCGATATGGAATATGGAGATTACAATCCATACGGCAGAAGCGGGCAAACAAACAAACCCGCAAGAACACGACCAAAATTGGCCAGTGAAACACTTGGACGAAATCCAAGGATTCTCAATCTCGACTGCACCAACAGTCTGAGAGACAGAAAAAGATTAGTAGAAGAATGGGGAGCCGAAATCAGCCTCACCATCCAAACTAATCTAGACGAATATTCCGACCCTGACATGGTGTTACTATTAATGGAGCATCTGACGGCCGGAAGTGTCAAATCGTTCATCAAGACAACGAAATGGAGTGAACTATCCGGAGGAATCTATGACCTTGTCATGGAAGGAATTCACGTCATGTTTCTTGGCGAACAACCAAATGAAGCTTTCGACAAAGCTAAAGAACAAGCAGCAGCAAAGGACAAACTCCTTAAGATGCAGCTCTGTGATATATGTTCTCTCGACACATTCACCTGTGCCTTCGAGAAAGCATTATACAAACTCGATTCCGGAGACTTTCCTCCAATTATCGAGCAATATCTGGCGAAAATACCGGAGGTAGGCGCCAAAGCCCAGCAGCGATACAAAGAAGAAGCTACTGGAGCAATGAAATACAGTCTTGGATTTGCCAACAAGATTGTTAAGGAAGAATTGAAGAAGGTGTGCGAGCTCACCAGACTTCAAAAGAAACTGAAGAAATTCAGAAAAACCTGTTGCAAACAGGTTGAAGAAAGATTGGAATATGGGTGCAGGCCCATATACAAAAAGAAATCCAAGCGGAGGAAGCCCAAAGTCCGCAAATACAAAAAGTACAAACCCTTTAAACGACGAAAGAAGTTTAAAACAGGAAAGTACTTTCGGCCCAAAACCGAAAAGAAAGTTTGCCCAAAAGGCAAAGGAAAGAATTGCAAATGTTGGATTTGCAATGTCGAAGGCCATTACGCCAACGAATGTCCTAATCGACAAACTTCTCAGAAGGCTCACATCCTTCAAGAAGCCATTCAACTTGGTCTCCAGCCAGTAGAAGACGTCTACGAAGGAGAACAAGAAGTATTCGTTATCGAATACATAGAAGTTTCAGAAGATGAAACCTCAACCTCTGAAGACGATGGAACATCTACTTCAGAAGACTCAGATTCAGACTGAGCAGGTGATGAACATCACCAACCCAAACTCGATTTACATCCGAGGAAGGCTATACTTCTCAGGATACAAGATCGTGGAGCTCGACTGTTTCGTAGATACAGGAGCAAGTCTGTGTATTGCAAGCAAACACGTAATACCAGAAGAAAGATGGGAAGCAGCTCCCAGAAAGATCAACGTGAAGATCGCCAATGAAAGCACGATCACGCTCGATAAGATATGTCGTAACCTCGACATCATCATTGCCGGAGAACGATTCCACATTGACGTCGTCTTCCAGCAAGAAAGCGGTATCGACTTCATCATCGGTAATAACTTCTGTCAGGAGTACTCTCCTTTCATACAGTTCACAGGACACATTGTGTTCACGATGAAAGATCAATACCAAGTACCAATCACGAAGCTCCGACGAGCTTTCAAGAGAGGAATTCCTGGATTTTTAGAATCCATGAAGAAGAGATCAACGGCTCAACAACCTGAACCGCTCAACATCTCTACAAATAAAACCGTTTCACTTTCAAGGGGGAGGAGGTTTGGAGAAAAACTCAGAATCACCCAAGAAAGGATGGTAAAAATCGAAGAACTACTTGAAAAAGTTTGTTCTGAGAACCCATTGGACCCAGAGAAGTCCAAAGGATGGATGCAAGCCAGCATCAAACTATCGGATCCCACGAAGGTTATCAAGGTTAAACCCATGAAATATAGCCCAATGGACCGAGAAGAATTTGAGAAGCAAATTCAAGAATTACTGGACCTCAAGGTAATCAGGCCCAGTAAAAGCCCACATATGGCACCAGCGTTCTTAGTCAACAACGAAGCTGAGAAACGCAGAGGAAAGAAGCGTATGGTGGTCAACTACAAAGCAATGAATGATGCGACTGTAGGCGACGCATACAATCTTCCCAACAAGGATGAACTCCTTACGCTCATCAGAGGAAAGAAAATCTTCTCTTCCTTTGACTGCAAATCAGGATTCTGGCAAGTTAGGCTTGACGAAGAATCAAAATCCTTAACGGCGTTTACATGCCCACAAGGACACTATGAGTGGAACGTGGTCCCCTTCGGCATGAAGCAGGCACCATCGATATTCCAAAGACACATGGATGAAGCATTCAAAGTGTTTAGGAAGTTCTGCTGCATATACGTTGACGACATCCTCGTCTTCAGCGACAACGAGCAGAATCATCAACTTCATGTTGCGATGATTCTCCAGAAATGCTATCAACATGGCATCATACTTTCCAAGAAGAAAGCACAGCTCTTCAAAGAAAGAATCAACTTCCTTGGCCTGGAGATAGATCAAGGAACGCATAGACCTCAATCGCATATCTTGGAACACATCCAAAAGTTCCCAGATATCATTGAAAGCAAGCTACAGCTTCAACGATTCCTCGGAGTACTAACATACGCCTCCGACTACATCCCGAAGCTAGCTCAAATCCGAAAGCCTCTGCAAGCCAAGCTCAAGGAAAACGTTCAATGGAGATGGACTCCTGAGGACACATTATACATGAAGAAGGTTAAAAAGAATCTCAACGGATTCCCTCCTCTTCATCATCCCCTTCCAGAAGAGAAGCTGATTATCGAGACCGATGCATCAGACAACTACTGGGGAGGTATTCTCAAAGCTATTCATATAGATTTATCTACTAACGAATCTATTGAATTAGTTTGCAGATATGCATCAGGCAGCTTCAAACCTGCTGAGCAAAATTACCATAGCAACGATAAAGAAACGCTTGCGGTAATAAGAACTATTCAAAAGTTCAGTATTTATCTGACACCGGTAAGATTTCTGGTAAGAACAGATAATACGCACTTTAAGTATTTCCTTAATATTAATTATAAAGGAGATTCTAAAATGGGTAGAAATATCCGATGGCAAGGTTGGTTGCAAAACTATGTCTTTGATGTTGACCACATTAAAGGCACTAACAATTGCCTCGCAGATTTTTTATCAAGGGAATTCAATGGAGCTTAGCGCGTCTTTTGAAATCCGTCAACAGAAACGCGACACGCGTAAAAGATGACACCATACACTTGTGGTGAGAATCAATAGGCCACTGCCTATATAAACACTCTATCACCGATCTGAAAAACTCAGATCCTCAAAATGGAGGAAATAGATAAACTCTTACTTCAAGAGAAAATCTTATTACTAGAGCTCGATCTAGTAAGGGCAAAGATAAGCCTAGCTAGAGCCACAGGCTCGATGCAACAAAAGGAAGAAATTCCTTGCCGTGAAACACCGGTAAATACTCTCACGAGTAAATTGGTTATTATGGAGCCAGGGCAATCGTCCAAATCTATAACTATTCCAGAGCAAACGGCTCATGGTAAAGAATCAACAAATCCGTTGATGGCTAGTCTTTTGCCAAAAGAGACAAAGGTGGTACAGACCACTAGACTGGTTAAACCAGAGGACTTTTTACGTCCAAACATGGGTATTCCAATCCCAGAAAAAGCTGAGCCTAGCAGTTCAGTTGGTCCTAACAGGCCAGAAAAGGAGATTCAAACTCCTCATAACAACTACTATGTTGTATATAACGGTCCATATGCCGGTATATATGACAATTGGGGTTGTGCCAAGTCTGCGACAAACGGAGTTCCCGGAGTTGCACACAAAAAGTTTGCCACTATTACTGAGGCAAGAAAGTCTGCAGACGAGTTCACCACTGCTGCAGGAAAAGATAGGCTTAACTTCGTCCCCAAAGGCGAATTAGTCAAGCCAAAGACTTTTGCAAAGGCCGTAACAAGCCCTAAAAAGTCAACTCAATGGATCACTCTCGGAACTAAAAAGCCTAAGAAGGATCCAGAACCAAAGGAGATCGCCTTTCAACCGGAGATCACTATTGAAGACTTCCAGTATCTCTATGATCTTGGAAGAAAATACGATGGCGAAGGAGACACCACCTTCTTCACCACCGACAAGAAGAACATATCCATGTTCAACTTCCTGAAGAATGCAGATCCACAGATGATCTCGGAATGCTTTCAAGCAGGACTAATCAAGACGATCTACCCCAGTGCAAATCTGCAGGAGATCAAATATCTTCCCAAGAAGATAAAAGATGCAGTCAAAAAATACAGAACAAACTGCATCAAGAACACTGAGAAAGACATCTTTCTCAAGATCAAGAGCACCATCCCAGTCTGGAGTGCTACAGGGCTTTTACACAAGCCTAAATACATGATCGAGATCGGTGTCTCGGGAAAAGTTCGACCTGAAGAATCTAAGTCCATGGAGTCAACGATTCAGAAGGAAGAATTAATGGACCTTGCGGTCTTAAAGGCGCAAACATTCATTGACAGCCTAATGAAGATCAATCAACGCGAAAAGATCTTCGTCAACATGGTAGACTATGAAACACTAGTCTACTCAAAGAACTTGAAGAAGACGACTCAGGAAGACAGGAGCGTCATCAACAAGTTTCAGCAAAAGCTGATTAGTGGAAAAATCCTTGGATTCCACTCTCCAGCAATCTGCCAGCACATAAAGGTGACAGCAGAAAAAGAAGATTGTGACTACCACTGCAATCAGTGCGAATCTTCAAAAGGAAAGGCTATCGTTTGCGATAAGCCTGCCGACAGTGGTCCAGCCGACAATGGAGGGCCCCAGACACGTGAAGACGCGTCTGCCGACAGTGGGTCTCGGACAACAGACACCACGCACTCAGCAAGTGGATGAAATAATTCATCTGCTGACGTAAGGGATGACGATCAATCCCACTATCCCAAGACCCTTCACTTCTATATAAGTGAAGTTGCTTCATTTGGAGAAGGCATCTCGAAATCTCAACACAACTCGAGCTCTCCCTTCTCTCTTCTTTATCTCTCTAAATGTGTGAGTAGAATCCCGATAAGGGAATAGGTAGCTACAGAGATCCCGGCCTACGGGCCAATTAAGGGGATCTCCTAAAATGTTTGTATTTTCCTTTGTATTATCCAGAAATAAATAAAGAAAACCTTTACAAAAACCCGAGTGTTCTCCCGCCTTTCTCTAAATCTCATGTATCTCAATAGATACTCCGTCTGAATAGCAATCCTCCACGGGACGCTGTGAGCCTGGAGACCTGATGCCGTTTGAAGCTGAAGAAGTACCGCCGAGGCAGGGGGCCGTTTAGGGAAAAAGTAAGCGAGGCTGGTTTGGCAGCAGTGACTCAACCTAGGGAGTATTCAGATAGACGGAGGTAGATGAAAGACAACGAGAAAACAGGAAGTTCCGACGGACACTGTTCAGGTCAGATTTATTTAAATCTGTTAATACTCTCATTAAGGAGATTAACCCTAATTAGTGGATCTAAGGGGCTACTTATAAACCCTTATCAATTTAAAATCTTGTTAATCAAGAAACTAAACAAGTGGTTTAAATGCCACAAATCAACCTTCCGCAGCACGAATCTGGTCGTGCAAAAAT